AAACAAGTAGACTTCATCAAAGACATCCTAACAGCTTTTAGATTGGTAATGGAACCAGATCCAAATAACAAGTTGAAGTTCTTGATTGAGCCTTGGCAAGAATACATTGGCTCTGGTGATCTACACGATTGGTCTAAGAAGTTGGTCGAAGACAAAGATCAAGTCCTCGAGCCACTCTTCAATACTCAGAGCAGAGACATTGACTTTAACTTCCAACAAGATGAGGATTATGTCAATAAATTCCACTATGATAACTACAAGCAAACCTATGGTCGCTTAGAGTTTACAAGTAATAACGATCTACTAAAAGGTAAACGAGATGTTAAGCTTATTGGAATAGCATCAACACCTGTTAATAATATTGAGCATAAGCAAAATGATCCTGATTTAGACTCAGTTATTTTACCACAGTTACACGTTCATGAACCAGGTGAAAACTCAAACTTTCCAACTCAACACTTACCAATCAAACCAAAAACAAGAATGTTATTCTATAATGGTTTGAAAGACATTTATGGTGGTGAGTATTGGCGTTTAGTAGACAATACGCAAATTCTATTTTATCCACAAGTTAGTCCATATCAATCTTTTCCTTTTATACTACCAAGCGGTGGTTTACCAACTTTAGATCCTAACTTAAACTTGAGTTGGTCTAATGACATCAAATATTTCTTAACTGATAATGTAGATGACAACGTACCCGCTGGTACTTCATATGAAGCCAATGGCTTTACACTCTATGATGCATATTGGAATCGTTACATTTCATCACTCTACAATAAATTTAGTAGACGCCTAACAGCCTACTTTATTTTAGATAACACAGATCTACAATATTTGACATTTGATGATGTTATCTTTGTCAATGGTAAATATTGGAGACCTGAAAAGATTATGGATGCTCAAATTGGTAGAAAGACTGCAGTTAAGTGTCAATTGATCTCACTCAAAGACTACAGACCTGGTTATACTGAAGAATCTTTAACTGGTTTCTCTGTAACTGGTCAAAATCAACTATGTGGTGGTGCATGTGATGGTAGAATACAAGTTGATACTAATGGTACACCTCCATTTACTTGGGATTTAGGTAATGGCCAAACAGGTACATACTCAGCAGCACCAGGTTTAGCACCATATCAATTTTTTATTGACAATGTATGTCCAGGCGTTTACACCGTCGAAGTAGAAGATTCTCTTGGTAGAACTGGTAGCGGCGGTGTTACTATTCAAGCAACTGGAGCTACACCAATTACAGCTACTCATCAAATAACTGATCCAACTGATTGTGTAACATCTTGTGATGGTGAGATCTTTGTTGTAGCTGGCGGTGGTACTTCACCATTGACAATTGAATGGTCTGATGATCCAACAACCAACTTTATTAGAACTGGTTTATGTCCAGGTTCATATACATATGTAGTAACTGATGCTAACGGTTGTACAACTGGTGCATCTGTACTCTTAACTTGTGAAGCACCTTTAAATCGTTATGAATTACGCCAATTCCCTGATCAAAGTTGTGCATCGCTTGGTACTACACCATACATAGTAGAGACTGAAGGAACCATAAATGTTGGTGATGTTTATGGTTTGGCTACACTTAGAGGTGGTTCAATACCTGGTTGTTTCCAAGTAATTGGTACAAGCACAGCAGAACCTGCATACATTTTAGATGTTGGCTACTCTGATTGTGAAGCGTGTCAAAATAGTCAACCGACACCAACGCCAAATCCAACTGCGACACCAACACCAACGGCTACACCTACTCCGACGCCAACACCGACGCCAGAAACAGATAGCTATAAAGTAGCACTAATTGATTTAGAATGTCAAACGACTACTAATTATTACTATATTCCTGTTCAACCTGGTTTAACTACTAATGATGTATTTAAAATAAGAGACAGTAGAGGTACTATTTTATCAGGTTGTTACAAATGGACAGGTGAAATTGCTAACGTCACACCAAACTCTACTATTTACATAGTTTACTTTGATTGTATCTCATGTTTGTATAGCAAAGGTGGAGGTGAATTTCAACCCGAATAATAATTATATTTAACAGTATGGCGCAAGAAGTTAAAATAACGTTTACCATTGATGGTATTGAGAAGCAAGTCTCATCTGTAGAAGAGTTACAAGATGCACTCAAAGGGGTAGATAAGCAAGCAAAGAAAACTGAGAAGTCAGTCGAAGGTGTTTCTGATGCTACCAAAGATCTTGGTAAAGCTGCAGAAGAAGCTGGTGAAGCTGGTGAAGGTGCTATCACAGTAATGGATGAAGCCACTGGTGGTTTAGCATCCAGAGTTAAGAATGTGATCACTGGTTTAGGCAAAATGGGTAAACAAGCCATTACTGCCTTTAAAGGTGCAGTCCAAGGTGCCAATGCAATGGGTAAAGCACTCATCGCTACTGGTATTGGTGCAATTGTAGTGGCTTTAGGTCTCATCGTTGCATATTGGGATGACATCAAAGGTGCTATCAGTGGTGTTAGCTCAGATCAGAAACAATTATTAGCAGATACACAAGCAGAAGCTGCTGCAAGACAACAAACATTAGACGCCACATCTGCACAAGAAAATAGTCTTAAATTACAAGGTAAATCAGAACGTGAAATACGTGATCTGAAGATACAACAGACTAACGAGGTTATTGCTGCTACAGAACAAGTATTAGAGCAGCAGAAACAGCAAGCCAAAGCTCAGGAAGAGGCGATGAAGCGAAACAGAGACATCGCTCAAAACGTGATTCGTTTCTTGATGTCGCCAATCACACTACTTTTAGCAACAGTAGATGCAATGACTGCAGCTGTCTCTAAAATTCCAGGTATTGACATTGCAACTAACCTTGAAGAAGGTTTCTCTGGTGGTTTAGCAGAAATGTTATTCGATCCAGAAGAGACTGCGGCTGCAGGTGCAGAGACTATTGCAGAGACTGAAAAACAATTAGCAGCACTTAAAAACCAAAGAGATGGTTACATTCTACAAAATCAAGCTGCTGATGACAAAGCTAGAGAAGATAAACTAGCCAAAGACAAAGCTGCAGCTGATGAGGCTGCTGCATACGAAGCTCAGAAAGCACAAGAATTAGCAGACCTAAAGAAACAGATTAGAGATGCTGAAGCTAACACAGAAGCTGAGCAGAGAGCTAAGGCATTAGAGGATCTTGATCTTTACTATGCTGAATTAATCGCTAAAGCTCAAGAGAATGGCATTGCTACTGATGAATTAGAAGCCAGTCGTCTTGAAGCAATGAATGAGCTTAAAGCTAAATACGCTAAAGAAGATCTCGATAGACAAGAAGCTGCTAAACAAGCTGCTAAAGACAAAGCTGACTACGAGAAGATGTTAGAGCAGTCAGTTGCTGATACCAAAATGGGTGTGGCTACTGCTGCATTTGATACTATTGCTGGTATTGCTGGTGAAGCCTCAGTTTTAGGAAAAGCTAGCGCTGTAGCTTCTGCTACGATGAATACATATCAAGCGGCGACCAATGCACTAGCTAACACTCCTGCTCCACCCCCTTTCCCACAAATTGCAGCGGGTGTAGCTATTGCATCTGGTTTGATGAATGTTAAGAAAATCTTGAGTACTCAAACGCCAGGTGGTGGCGGTGGAGGTGGTGGTTCAGTACCAACTGCTCCTACTATGCCAGCTTTACCTGCATTTGATCCAACTGCAGCTTTAGCTTCTGCAGCAGGTAATCAAGTAGCTGGTGAAACCGTTACTTTAGGTCAACAAAGCGGTGCATCTAGCGCTAATGTAATACGTGCATATGTTGTTTCAGACGAAATGACTACGCAACAAGAAGCTGATAAGAAAATAAACGACTTAGCTCGATTGTAATATGAATAAAATTGTAGAATTACTAATAGATTGGGACAACCTAGAGTTTGATGACTTAGGTGTAGATATTATGTCCTTAGTAGATAGGCCTGCTATTGGTGTATCTTGGCAAAAGTTTGCAGCTCAACAATTTGTAGAGCCTGTAGCTGGTGAATCAAAAGACGACTATGTTAGCAGATGTATTCCTGTCCTTATCGACGAGGGCTATGATCAAGAACAAGCAGCAGCCATTTGCTACAATTCATTTGGTGTTGATACAGGCAACTTACAACCATACACTGATCAAGACGAAGAGATTAAGAAAAAGATCATCGAAATGTGTGAATCAGAAGATTTCGGTGAATGGTACGATATGGAAAAGGTGATCATTATCAAAGAGTCACAAGAAACCTTTACTACTATTGGTGATTACGCAAGAGGCATTATTGGCTTAGATATTCTTGGTAAAAGAGATCTACCTAATGTAAATCAAGAGCCAGAGACTAAGTACAGATATTCTGGTCCTCCAGCAGAACGTAACTTCTGTAGAGCAATGCAAAGAATGAATAAATTGTATACTCGTGAAGAAATTGATGAAATGTCTGCTACAATTAACACAGGTTTTAGACACAATGGCCAACCCTACTCTATCTTTGACTTTAAAGGTGGTGTAAATTGTAAGCATTTTTGGACTAAGATGCGTGTATTTAAAGGTACAGATGGTCGTGCTGTTATGATTGATCAAGGTCCAGCTAGTGGTCGTGCAGGCCAAGACGCTGGTCCAGGTAATGATTTTTGGAGATTCTCTGCTGACGACGATAGAATGATCGTTACAGGACCTGCAATGATTCCATTTCAAATGATTCCACGCAAAGATGTCTTAGGTAATCTATTCCATGTCTACTTTACAGAAGATACCATTAACAAGATTGCGATGAAGTTCTTAGAAGAGAACAAACAACACAACACAGATATAAATCATGATGATAAAATTAGTAATGAAAATACTCTCCTTGAGTCTTGGATTGTTAACGATCCCGAGATGGACAAGTCTGCTACCCTTGGTTTCAATGTACCAAAAGGTACGTGGATGGTTAGCTACAAGATAAATAATCAGGAGACTTGGCAAAAAATTAAAAATGGCGAGTTGAACGGTTTCTCAATAACGGGTAACTTTATCGAAAAAGCACAATAAATGAAGCAACTCTTCCAGAACCTATCTAGAATTTGGCGATATAGCGACTCTCAACCTACAGAAATTACATTGGCACTAGCGATTATGATCCTAGCGCCAATTGCTGTTTCTATAGAAACTCATACAAATTGGCTATTGAACCTATTACTAGTTGGCGCTGGTTTATATCAGTTAAGATGCATTGCAAAAGAAGAGATCAAATGTAGAATTAAAGCAGCATATTGGACTACAGCAATGTACATGACGTGCTTACTAATTTATATTACAACTATAGGACTACCAACACCATCGCACTATGGTTGGATACTACTAACATACTCTTCATTTAGTACGCTTAGTAGACTAAAAATAGAACAACTGCGCAGTCATGGAAGCAACTGATATTATTGTACCTATTGTAGGTGTGTTGAGCACAGCTGGTATTTGGCAATATCTACAATTTAGACAAAAACAAAAGTTTGAAGAGACCAAATATAATAATGAAACGTCTCCAGACGCAATGTATAGACAAGATTTGAAAAAGAGAGTAGACAAATTAGAAGACCTATTAGCTGAATCATCTAAAGAGAAAGATGAGATGAGACTTCGCATTGAGCAATTGATTGCTGAAGTTAATGCACTGCGTGTTGAGGTAGAGTATCTCAAGCGAGAGAACGAACGCCTAAAAGCAAGATAAATAACTTTTGTCATATTTGACACTTTTTATATTTAAATATGTCTGGCTTAGTCCAGATTAACTAAACAAAACCTTTAATTATGAATGTAAATGATGTAATTACTAAGCTTCGCATTATGTTGGGAGCTGAAGAAGAGGTTGTTGAGACTGTAACTGAGACTATGGCAGAAGCTACATTAGTTGATGGTACAGTAGTATTCACTGAAGGTGAATTGGCGCCAGGAGCTGTACTCTACGTAAAAGTAGACGAAGGTGAGGCACCATTTGCACCTGAAGGTATGCACGAAACGACTGATGGTTTGTTGGTTACTGTAGGTGAGAATGGTGAAATCGCTTCTATCGAAGAAAAAGCAACTGAAGAAGTAGCTGCTGAAGAAAAGGTAGAAGAAGTAGAGATGGAAGAAGAAGAGCCTAAAGCTGAGGTCGAAATCGACATGGACGCTAAAGAGCTTATCGAAGCTATCGCTGGTATGATTCAACCACAAGCTGAAGTAATCGAAGAACTTAAAGAAGAGATTGCTACTCTAAAAGCAAAATTTGCGGATTTCGCAGATGAACCAGGAGGTGACCCTGTTCGTAACACCTTCTCTGAACAAAGAGCGGACAAACTAACCAAAGCCGAAGCGAGATTAAGCAATTTGATCGCTATCCGTAAAGGCAAATAATTAAATTAAAAATAAAAACTTAAATTATGGCATTTGATTTAACTGCATTAAGTACTTATACGGACGAGCTATCATTGGAATTGATCGCTAAAGCCGTATTGACTACTGACCTGATGGAAGAGATCGACGTAAGATCTGGTCTTTCTGCTGGTACTGTAGCTATCAACCTTATGGACGGTGACTTAAACGTTGCTGATTTAGCATGTGGTTGGAACCCTAGCGGTGATGTAAACTTCTCACAAGTTGATATTACTATCCGTGACAAACAAGTAAAAATGGAATTATGTCCAGAAGACCTTCGTCAGTACTGGATTAGCCAAAGAATGGCTGCTTCTGCTCACGCTGAAGAAGTTCCTTTTGCTGAAACTATCGCTCAATACTACGTTGAGAGAGTTAAGAAGTACAACGAGACATTCTTGATCTCTGGTGATGGTACTGCTGATGGTATCAAACAACAAGTAACTGTTGCTAACGGTGCTACTCTACAAGGTGGTACTCCAGCTGCATGGACTGCTTCTAACGCATTAGAGCAAGCATTGGATCTTTACGATGCAATCGACGAGTCTGTAAAAGACAGAGACGACCTAATCATGATCGTTGCTCCTGCTGCTTACCGTTCATTGACAAGAGCACTTGTTGCTGCTAACTTGTACCACTACAATGACGTAACTGGTAACGAGATTGTTGAACTTCCAGGTACAAACATCAAAGTTGTTAAGTCAGCTGGTTTGGTTGGATCTGACTACGCTGCTGCTGGCCCTGCTGGTTTCATCGTTGCAGGTACAGGTTTGGAAGACGACATGTCTAACATGCAATTCTACTTCGACAAAGGTGAGGACGTTGTTAAGTTCATCGCTAAGTGGAGATTAGGTGTTGCTGTTCACCAAGTAAACGTATTCGCTACTAACGGTTTAGCGTAATTAATATAACTCAAGGCTAGGGCTTCGGCCCTAGCTTTATTAAAAAAATCACATAAATTATGGCATGTTCAAATTTAACAGCTGGTCTAACTTTAGATTGTAACGACTCTAATGGTGGTATCGATAAAATCTTTATCGCTAATGGTGCTGTTCAGTCTATCACTGAGACTGCTGGCTTAGTTTCTGCTATCACTGTAGGTGGTGCAGCATTGACGCCAAGTGATTTCTTCGAGTTTGAAGTACCTAGACAAACGTCTAGTTTTACTGAAACTATTACTGCTAGCCAAGAGAATGGTACTGTTACTTATGACCAACAGTTGACTATGATCTTTAATAAGCTTGATGCTGATAAGAGAAACCAAATTTTATTGATGGGTGAAGCTACCAACATGGTAGTTGTATTCAAAGATAACAACGGTCAATACTTCTCAGTAGGTTTAGAAAGAGGCGCATACATGGTTTCAGGTACATCAACTTCTGGTGTTGCATACGCTGATCGTAATGGTTACGAAATCATTATCGGTGGTATGGAAGCAGCTCCAGCATACGAAGTTACTGGCTCTATCGTCGAAGCATAATCGACGCTTACATATATCTAAAGAGGGTAGCGAAAGCTACCCTTTTTTTATACAAAAAACCAAGGATCTTGATACTCGTGTTTGCGATTAAGTGTTTTGGTAATTGGCCAAGTGATTGAGGTCCAATAAAGACCATCTCTCTCTTCTCCTCGACACACTTGTTGGCCATCCCATTCTCGACAATAGAATGGTGTTGCATACTCTATAGTTCTAGGCTCACCATATCTCTTCCAATGTGACCATTTAAAGACTTCACCATATCTTTGATACTTTAGATCTGGTAGAATATTCATACTAAAGCCAATTTGTGTCATCAGATGCATAGCTATTTTGATTTTCTCTGGATTATATGGCCCTGTAATTATACCATCGAGATCATATGTAGCCCATGGCTCGAGTATACCACCACATAGAGTCAAGTGTAGATCATTCATTTGCAGTATTGGTTTGATGCGCATTAGATACTCTTGCACATGTTGATCCCTTTTACTGCGAAGTGGTAACCAGTGTTTGCCAAAATATGGCCCGTAATGTATTTCTGTTCTCTTCATACAACTTTAGTAGTTTTTATATTTATCTATGTAAATATATAGACAGCTATGACTATTAAGATTGATACAAGCACTGAAGCGCTTTTTCTAAACAAGACTGGTACCCCAGTATTTGATACAGGTACTTTGACAATTGTAAGTCAATGGAGCAAGAAGTCAGAAACTTTTAATATTACTAAGACTTTTGAGAACGATAGATACCTAGTATACTCAGTTGACTTTGGTGATGATTTTAGAAGTACCCATAAAAATGGTATTTATTGGGCTAAAGTTGGTGTCGTCAATGTTATCGAAGGCAGTTGGTTTCTACTTAAAATCATTACAGAACCTGGTGGACAAGATGGCTTTACAAGATACGATTCAGATGTACCAACAGAAGAGAGACAAGCTGACGTTTACTATAGACCAAATTATTAATAAAATATGGAAGACAAGAATTTTTACTCAGTAAAAGGTGCAGCTTTTGAAGCCATCGATATTCCTAAAGTAAAGGAAATACGTGGCAAGAAATACATGTACTATGGTGAGGACAATCTATTCCCAGAGTTACTTATTGAGCTCTATGATGGTTCTGCTATGCACCATACTGCTATCGAAGCAATTAAAGATGGTATTATCGGTGATGGTTTAGAAGTCATTGGTGGTAATGTGATCAACAAAAAAGGTGAAACAGTCGATGAGATCTTTGAACGCATCTCTTTAGACTACACTATTTACAATGGTTATGCCTTAAATGTGGTATGGAATAAAGGTGGAGACAGAATTGCTGAGATCTACCACATACCATTCGCCAATGTGCGTTCTGGTAAGCCTGAAGAT